TTCAAACGATTTAATCTTTTCTTTCTTTGTTGTGTATTTTATTATAAATGAAAATATTAAATTAAGTTATTAATCTATAAAATGAATGTAAATAAAAAAAATAATTAATTAAAAAATTGAATATAGACATAATTATTAGTTTTAATAAAAATTGATAATTTTACTTTTAGAAATTATATTTTAATAGTATAATTTAAATGACAAGATTTATATATAGTTTGGGTAAAAAATCAACAGAAAAAAATAAAGATGATTATTTACAACAATCTAATAAAAAAAGAAAATTAAATGAAGATGAATTAAAACCAGAAGAGACTGATACATCAGAATTAAATGAGAATAATATAAATGAATATTATCTATATAATGATATTACAATGAAATCTATACAAGGACTATTAAAATTTATAAAAAATGCAGAGAAACGATGGAATTTATTTTTATTAGAAACATATGATTTAGTTGAAAAAGTTGAACCTAAACCACTTAAAATTTTTATTAATTCAAATGGAGGCGAATTTTTTGCAGCTATACCAATAATTGATGCTATCAAAAATTCTAAAATACCTATTCATACTTATGTTGAAGGTATTGCTGCATCAGCTGCTAGTTTAATTAGTGTTGTTGGTCATAAAAGATTTATTACAAAAAATTCTTTCATGTTAATTCACGAATTAAGAGGTGGTATACAAGGTACTTTTTCAAATATTACTGATGAAAAAGAAAATTGTGATAAAATAATGAGTCTCATTAAAAATACATACATTGAAAAATCAAATAATAAATTAAAAATTAATATTTTAGAAAGTATTTTAAAACGAGATATAATTTTACCAGCTGACGAATGTTTAAACTATGGACTTGTTGATGAAATAATATAAGATATGTTTATAATAAGTAATTATTAAACGTGTTTATTATAGGTATATTCAATTTTTAATTTATTTTTATATTCTAACATGTTATATTTTCTAATATATTTCTTTTAAAATTATATGGTAATATAAATATTATTACATGTATGCTTTTATTAAATTAAATTGAATATGGTTATTATAATCATGTTTAATGATTGTTAATTATAAACATATCTTATATTAAAAATTGAATTTATTTTTATTTATAGTTATATTACTAAAGTTAATAATAAAATGAATTCTTTCCTTAATAAGTTATGTTTGAAGAGATTGTGTCTTCCTTGTGATACTGATGTTGTTCAACTTAATTCTGGTTTAATTAAGTCTAATATATGCGAGTGTGGAAATTCACATCATATCGCTTGCGTGGTCAAATATAAAGGGTCGTGTTTTAAACATTTTGAGTTATGGGATAAACACGTATAATATTAAACACAATAATGGGTCTACACATGCAGAAGTAAATGCTATTAATAATTTACCATCTTATCCAAATAACCGTAAGCATTTGAAAAAAATTAATATTTTGGTTATTCGAACATCAAATACAGGGAAAATTGGCATGTCTAAACCTTGTATCAAGTGTATACATGACATGAATATTCTCCCACAAAAAAAAGGATATATTATTAAGAATGTGTCTTATTCTGATTCAACAGGTGAAATTATTACTACTTCATTAAATAAATTAATTTCTGATGAAAATTTTCATGTGTCTAAATATTATAAGAACCATAATTTTAAATATAAATAATAAGGTAAACATGATAAAAGTATAACTATGTTTTTAGTTAATAATTAAATCTTTCATATTCTTTTAATTTTTTTTATTGTAAAGATAATTATAAATAAATAATATAGAAAAACACTAATGCTTAATTCCTACTGTAATATCACCATTGTGAAGAAAATCAATATCACTAATTGTTATATTTCCATCTTTCCAACCATCAATTTCTGAAAGTTCTTTAATAATTTTATTAGTTCCAAAATATGGATGCTTTATTACATTATTGTCTGTAAATCCATGTGCAAGAGTACAACATTGTGTATCATTAATAGTAATTATATGTTTTGAATCAAGAACAAAATTATATACCATATTAATATTTATGATTTTTGTTTCATAATTTTCTATTGGAAATATCCATATATTATTTTTATCAAGAATTGGATGCCATTCAGTAATTTCAAGCCCATTAATATGAACCATTGGTTTTAGTCCTTTAGTTATAATTGTATTAATTACACAAATTACTTTAGCACCATTTTCAAGAATATCATCTTTACAAATTTCTGATACTTTTTTAAAACTATCTTTCATGTGTACAATACTATTTCCTCCAAAGCACCCACCAGAACTATTATGATATGATGCCATTGAAACTGGTTGAGTATTTGTTCGAGTATTTGTTTGAGAATATCTCTTAATAGATGGTTCTGGTGGTGGAAGACTACAAAACATATTATCAGCTTCATCTCGAAGAGAACCAAATAAAGATCCGCCATAAAATTGTACACCAGGATCTTTAAAGTTATTACATTGTTGATAACTATGAGCTTTAATTACAGATAGAATATAATGTCTACCCCATTTATTAAACCAGTCTTCACACGAGAAAGCTTGTGTTATTTGTCCTTCATTTATATTTGTAGAATGAAAATCTTTAATCATTTCTTTAATTCGTGAATCTAATGTAATAGTGTACACTTTTTTTAGCTTGGTTAATATATCATTAACAATTATTTGTGCTTTATTAATAGGTTCATTAATTGCTTGTTGAAGACCTTTAATTAGATAAAACCGTGCAATTTGCACATGAGATTCATTATCAATAGATGATGAAATATTATCAAAATTAATTGATACTGTTTCATTATTAATTGTATATTTAAATGATAAATCATTGGAAAATGCTACTTTAACAATTATATTACGTGGTTGACCATATTGAAGCATACCAATATTAGTATTTCCTAAAATTTCAATAATATTTCCATTAGTCTCAATATTAACTTTTGTATTATCATGTACACAAGCCAAACAATTACTAATATAGTTTGTAAAAACTGTTCCAACCATTGTTGCGTCAGGTATAAAAGCAAATGTTCCATTCAATAATGTAGCAACTTCGTCTAGAAGATTACTATCAAGACTATACCCAAATCCAAAAGTTGATAATGTACCTTTAAAATGCTTTTCTTTTATATATGCACTTAATGTAGGAATAATACCACGTGGTGGATTTATATTTGATTCTCCGTCAGTAAGAAGAACTGAAAAAACGTTTTTATTTTCACAAATTGCTTCTGTGCTCGTGTTAATTGCTTTTTGAAGTCCAGACCAAATATTAGTTTGACTTTCTGTTTTTAGTGTGTCAATTTTGTGTATTGCATTTAAACGTCCATTAGAATCCATTTGAGTAATTGAAAGAATAATTCTTGAATCTGTTGAAAATGTCACAATAGATAAATAATCATTATCGTCAAGCATAGAAATTATGGTTTTCACAGAATGTTTAACTAGATCAAGACGACTAAAACCATGTTCTTCTTGATCTGTTGATACAGGACTATCCATAGAACCAGAAACATCAATTACACAAATAATAACACTTGATTTTCGATGTCCATTCTTTGGAGGAATAACTGGAATGTGGATATTTAAATTTTTATCATCAAGTTCATAAACTGTATAACTTGAAGTTATTTTATCATCAGAATCTATACATGGCATAATACCAGTTTTATTAATTGGATTAAGAATAGCTTTTTTATTAAGAGCAGTAAATTCTTGAATAGTGTTTTTATTAAGAGCAGTAAACTCTTGAATAGTATTACGAAGAGCAATATTTGGAATAAGTTGAGATATAAACATTGGTGCATTTGTAATAGGTGAACTATTATTATTACTTAACCATTTTTCAATAGCTTCTTTTTCATAAGTATGACCATCAGAACCAATCACAGGATTGATCATGAGTTGTATAGTAATTGGACAAAACCATTCGTTTGGAATTTTTGACGACATTATAATAATGAAATATTAATGAAAATATATAAATATCAATTTTTATTAAATGAACTTAAAATTATTAAAATTGTTAAACATTTTTAAATATTTTAAAGTGTGTAGAGAAAATAAAACTATTATTTAAAGGAACTAAAATAAAATTTTTAAAAATTTTTATGAAATCTATTGTATTATCACTTGTAGACACAAATTAAAATAATTAATTAAATCATAATAATAGCCATATCAGAAGGTATAATAGGAGGACATACCCAATTAAATAAATAAAAATTTAATCCTCCTGAACCTTCCATAAATTTTAATTTATCAATAAATTGGTCATTATTATATTGTTTAATACAGTTTACAACATCCATACCATTTTGTTTCATAAAATATAATCCATTGTCAACTAATTTTTCTAATTTTGTTTCAGTATTAAAATAATAATACAAATAACTTCGTTTAATTTCTGGATGTTTTTTATTAGTTAATAATTTAGAAGGAATAAAGAAAAAAGATATAAAATCAGTAATTTTTTCATTTGTTTCTACTACATAGGATTCAATAACGTTTTTTCTAAATGTAAAATGTTCATTAAACTCTTCTTGATTAAATAAAATAGAAATATTAAATTTTTGATGATAATCATTTAACATATAACAAGCAACTATAAAATCTTTTGTTTCTATTGGACGGATATTAATATTTGGTTTATCTATTGTTTTAAATAATCTTGAATATCCTTGAACTGATATGTTATCTGGTTTTGACATAAATTTAACATCAATTAATTTAGATACATTTAATGGTCTATGATGATAAACACAATTCATTAATGTGTTTGGAAGTTCATGAGATGCAGTATAAAATGCTTGAAAAATACCATGTAAATTAGTTCTTCTAGTGATTTCTTTAATTAATATTGGAGCTAAACGTTTATTACGGATTTTTTGACGAATACATAAAAAATTAATTTCAATCATGTTAATTACTTTATCATAAACTTTAACATTCATTGGTATTCCAAAAATAGTTGCTACTAGTTTTCCATTTGCTTTAACACCAATTAACAAGTCTTTATAATAATGAGATGGCATTAAAAACCATTTTAATAGTTCTTTACTATAATGAAATCTTCTTTCATCTTGAATATCATCACAATAATATGTTAATAAAAAATTATATACACAATCTAATTCATCATCATTAGATAAATCTAGCTCACACCATTGAAATGGCTCAGGTAATTTTATTGGTTCTTTACTAACTAAATTAATATCTATTTCTTCTATTGGTTTATTATCTATAGAATTTTTAGAAACATCTATAGGTTGAGTATTCCAGAATTTATGATTAAGCATTATTTATAATATACTTTTGTTTTTTAAATAATTTTTATTTTTTTTTTACTTGATTTTTTAGTTGATTCTCTTTGAATTTATATTTATTTACAAATACTTTCATACATTCATTAAACTTAATAGTATAATAA